TTAGATGAAGATAAGGTATTAGCATCTAAAGTTAAATTATCTACATTCCATACATCTATTTTTCTACTACTATCAAGTATTGCTACAATACCACCATCACTATTCCTAGAGTTTGTTACACCATTTAAAGCACCAGGTGTGTGCTCCATCATAGATGTATAGTAATGTCCTGCAACTGGATTGACGTTTGTTCCGTCGTCTCCTAAAAATATTCTATCTTTATATTGATTAACACCGCCATACTGACCTATACCAGTCACATATGCCATTTCACCCCAATTCAAACTCGCTGGTTTTGCGGTACCAGATGATCGTTTGATTCTAATAATACTAGCCATTTAGAAATTTCCCCCGTTGATGTCTAAGTTCTGTGCTGCACCTGGAGTCAACTCCAATGTTGCGTCAAATTTTTTCGTCACACCATTAAAAACAAGAACCATACCATTCTGCAAGGTTCCAGAAATATTCACATCACTTAATTCTGTTAATGATAGAGTTTGAGCACCTGCTAAAGATGAAATCACCTTCGTTGCATTCTGCTGTCCAACTCTGACTTTGATATCTGCCATCTAGGTTAGCAATTCAGATCTAAAAAGTATTTATATTTACTAAGACGTTATCTTTGAAGCAAGATCTTTTAACAAAGATTTTAACTCTGCAAGTTCACGTTTCACTTCATCCATCTCTGCTTTTTTATCAGAGTTGGTTAGTTTATTATTCATGTAATTATCATATGCTATCGTGTCTGTATTAACGATAGCATTAGTTTCCTCATCACGAAATAAACTTTTATGTCCTTCTACTGGTATCATTATGCTAATGCAATTGCTCTAAAATCTCTAAATCTAGGAGTCTCTGATTCATTAGTTGTTGTCATAACAATTTTGATCGCAAATCCACTGAATTGTTCTAATTCATCTACAGAGAATTGATAATCTGAAAATTCATCATCACCATTAGGTGATACAGGTGCATCAGGTCTACCATCATTATTTGCTTCATCAAGAACTTCATCACCAAATCCATCACCATCGAGATCCTTCAAATTTTTAAAACCAGGAAATGCTCTGAATGTTGTACCAACTTCCGTAGAGTCAGCAGTTAATAAACGATAGAATACTCTAAAGTCTGCTTCAGGTGGACGATTAGCAGAAATAACAACTTTCAATGAAGTTGCTGGTTGAGTCAGGTGAGTCATTTCAGTAACGAATCTTGAACCATGAGGATCACTCTCAATAGAATTTGTACGACTATCAGTTGCGTAATTAGCTACAGGATTATTAATCTTGTTTCTACCATAAACGAATGTTGCATTCTTCGTATCTAATACTGGTGATAAATTATCATCAGCAGTTGTCATATCAACACTTAGTTCGATTGATTTTGATTTAGGGAAGAAAGTGAGTTTTTCCTCATTAATCTTAGAGGCAATCAATCTAGGTGTTGGGAAGAAAGTTGTTTCACCTAAAGTAATAGCTTGAACACCTTGATCTAAGAATGATACTTCAGTACCATCTGCACTAGTTCCACTTATGGTTCTTACACGAGCATCAACCTCTGTTGTTGTGCCAGGTGTAATGAAATTAATATTTGGTGCAAGAGAGCTGTATTGATGATTTTGTGATATTTCAACTGTATTACCACCTAATGCTCTTTCATCTGTGAAGCATAGTAAGGAGTTACCAACCCTTTGATTTAGTGGGTCTAAGGCAGATCTGTCTACTTCAAGATAATAGTTATCAACGTTGATTTCATCAACAAGTGTTGTATTTGTAGGAATTGTGAATACTGTATTAATTCCAGCAAGAGAAACACCATTAGATTCATATGTCTGAACACTTGCACCTTCATCGTGAGGAAGAGCAGTAGTATTCAATATACCTCTAGTTAAAGTTAGTTGACCTGTTCCTAAGACATAAGATACGACTTCTTCTTCAATTAATGCTTCTCCTCTATCGGTAGAAATTCCTTGATATCTAGCAAATGGAGCAGTGTTTGCAAGTGAGACAGTTGTGCTTTCTGCAGTTAGTGCACTTGTTGAAGGGACAATAACCGTATCAGGTTTGATATTTCTTATATCAACTTTATTTGTAGCACCATGATGTGCGTGATTATACTGTGTAACCTCAAATACATTACCAGCGAATAAATCACCATTTTGTGTTGAATCACCATTTACAGTAACATTTGTTGCAACTGTTCTGGTGTTATTTGTTGCACCATATTGAACAAGTGTTTCACCATTTGTGAACTTCTCACCCTGAACATCAGTTAGATAAAGAGTATCGAATGTTGTATTGATTGCATCAACAGCAAATTTTAGTCCTGCACCTCTAGTTACTTTTGTACTTGTATTATCAACAGTTAATACATCACCAACTTGATATCCTGTACCTGATGCATTTATTACAACATTTGTAACTATTTCATTAGAGACTGTAACATTGACTGTGCATCCACTTCCACTTCCAGTCAAAGAAATTGTTGGAACTGCACTTGTACTACTAAATGAATATCCAGACCCACCTGTAACTAGACCAGGAGTTGAAATAGGAGCACCTTGACCTTCAATAATACCTGTAATACTTTGATCCTCTAAATCAGAAGCAGCACCTGTACTTACCTTTCGACCAAGTGGAAACACACTATTTGTTCTAGTACCAGAACCTGTGATCGCTACCTTAAGTTTTCGAGGTAATGTACGTAATGGGTTTGTAGGTAATACTTGACAATTTCTATTACCTGGTTCAATTGGTGTATTATAAAATCTTACATTACCAGAATTAACAAATTTTGCTTTACGAAGTTTGAATGTTAAATCTTGGTTTTGGCTTGGTGTCCAAATTGTACCATTCTGTGATTTAAACAAACTACCACCGATGTACTGTTTAGAAACAATAACGTTCTGAACATCGGGTAATTGAGTTGTCTTAATTGACTTCTGACCCATTGTGGATACCCACATCTCATACTTGTCAGATTGTGGACATAAGAATATTAACGCATATTCCTCATCTGGTGGTAAGAAAACTGGAGATGGGAATCTGATAGTTGTAGGGACTGACGCATCACCTGAAATGTTAATATCTTTAGGATCTAATACAACTTCAGTAAAGTCTTGAACTAAGTTAATTGTTGGAATACCTAACTCAACAGTCGCTAATTGAACTGTCAATTTAGCAGTCTCATCTTTTGCAGCAAAATAAACATCAAACGATGTGAGGAATGCTCCTGATCCATCCACTGTGAATGATTGTGCTAAAGGATCTCTTCTTCCTCTTCTCCTTCTTCTCCTCCAATTTCTACGTCTTCTTCTTCTTCCAATAACTCCTATAAGTTGTTCACTTCTTTGTACTTCATCAGCAGTTCTAACTTCAATCTCATTTTCTCTTTGTGGAGGACGGGGTGGATTTCTAACTTGAACAACATTATTTTGTTGTGTTAATACTGTACCAGTTCCTAGATAAGTTCCTGAAGCACTACTTGATAATGCTGCACTACCAGGTATTGGAAGTGTTCCATCAGCATTTGATGTAACTCTAAATGTTTTTGTACCGACTGTAAATAAATTTGGTGGTTTTGGTGTAACATTAGCATTTCTAAAGAAGAATGCTCCGATAAGATCACCCCAGTTATCTGAGTTAAGATTGACACTTGTAACCGTTGCAACAGCACCACTTGTTTGACCAGTTAATTTTGCACCTCTTACAATATATCCAGAATATTTTTCTAAGTTTGCTAATCCAGTTACATCAACGTTAAAGAGTCTTGATGTAGCAGAATAAGTTGCTGATGGTGCTGGTCTCGCACGATCATATGGATCAACTGTATATTTTTCAACATTAGAAGCAGGTGATCCTAACCCTGCTTGAAACTCAGGTCTTGATTCATCACCAATTTTATGATTTGGTTCTTGAGATCTAATTAAAGCGATTTGTGTTCCATTCAATTCAACTTTAACGTCCTCTAATATACTAAAAGTACCAGATGACATTTCAATTTCAACTAGTTTTGGAACAATATCAGGGACACCGCTGTCTAAGAAATGATAATGTCTTGTAAATGGTTTTAATCCACTTGCTTGGAAATAAACATTTCTTGATCTCATGAATTGATCAACATTTCTTCCAGTTATTTTCGTACTTTCAACATAATCTCTTTCTTCTGAAGGTCCGACTAATGTATTAGTAAAACTTCTTTCAATTCTTCTTGTAACTCTTGTTCTTGTTTCTGTAACTCTAACTTGGTGGAATCTCTGTCCGTGGAAATGACCTCTTCTTCTTCCACGAAAAGCTCTGCCATTCAAGAATGAAAGAGGAAATCTTCCTCTTCCTGCTGGTCTAGTTTCCAAACGAGTATGAGTATGAGATCTTCCTCTGACTGCAGTGTTTGAAACTACGTTTGATGTTTCTACCCATCTAGCACCTGTTGATTCAGTTCTAACATTATTAACATAAACTGTTCTTGTCCAGTTATCAGATGGTGGGTCTAATCTTATCGTACCAGCGAATGCAATCACATTAAATGGGTTTACATTTTCAACACCAGTTGCTTGTGGGTTTTCAATCCAGTCAACTTCCTCATAATCTAATGTAATAAAATCTCCAGTTTTCTTACAATTAGGATCTAATAATCTCAAATTTGAACTTAAATCGGCAGTTTCAACATTGATAGCTGGATCTAAAGCTAATTCAGGGTTCATTGACCAAAAATCAATCGCACTAATCAATTCTTTTTGCACTGTATCAATATCGCATCTTGAACCACTATCAGGTGTAAAATCAATAAAATCTCTATTTTTGAAATCATTTACTACAAAACCACTCTTAAATCTATTCAACCCATCTTTATCTTTGACTTGGAAAGAGTTTGTATCTAATTCAAGTGCACTCAAAGATGTAATTTGCTCAAGATTTTCAATTCTTTTTTCAAGATTCGCAATATCACGCATTGTAAATCTGCGATTATCACGCATTCTAATCTCAGGTTCCAGTTTAGGATTATACAAATATGGTGGTAAGATAATAGTTGCTATCTCCATCGCACTTGTATTACTTGTTGGAGGTGTAGGACTCTCTGCTGATACACCCTGTATTACTGTTACTGTTTCATCTTTATCAATAACCAATTTATCAATTCTACCAAGGTAGTAACTAAATCCTAATAAAGAACTCTCGTTTGGTGCGATTACAAATGGTGTGGTTGATTCAAAGGTACGACTACCAAAAGCAAATGGTGATTTTCCTGTTCCATCTGGTACAAACTTATTAACTCTAGGTCTAAAATCAAGAATATCTGATGCTGCTGATTCTCCAATTATTGGTAAATCTGTTGAGTACCTCTCTTGTCCATATGAATTAACTGTAAATATATCACCAACATTTCCACTTGCAACTTGATATTGATCAAATATAATTAATAATCTTTTTGAAGGAACCGCAGAACCTTGATTTCTTACTATTGCTGAATAATCACAATATTGTTCTTTATGTCCTTTATCTAAATTGTAATTATCAGTTCTATCAATATAATTACCAACTTCTACACCTTGTATAACTGACTCAATTGCAGACTCTTTAAAATTAACAACTTCCCCTATCTGAAACTTACTATCATTCAAGTAGATAAAAGTAACATCGTTCGCATTGCGATCAACAAGTTGACCTATCGCTCTGCTATCTTTTCCGACAATTAGTTCACCAACAATTGCGTTTGTGTTAAAATTTAATCCAGAAACAAATTTTAATTTATCTAATATGGGAGCGTTAGTATCTTTTGATTCAAGAACGGCTACTATATTAACAACATCAGGTACATTTAAAGATATCTCACTATCTTCTACTCTTAATCCATACGCAGCACTTGGTTCTAACAAACTTGATAATGTAGAAACTCCAACTGTTCTAGTAACTTCAACTTTTTGACTTCTTACAAAATCTTTTGTTTTACTTGTAAGACCAAGTTTTTTAAGAGTTACATTTACAACAGCACTTCCACTTGATTCTTTTAAACCACTAAATGTGATTAAATTTCCATTATTTGTTATCTCTACTTGATCATCTGTTAATGGTTCTGTTGAACCATCTGAATAATGAATTGAATATCTTTCTGCATCAAACGGTTCAAAAAATACACTTGTAATACCGACTGAAGTTGTTAATCCTACCGATGAAGAAAATTGAATAGTATTGCTACTTATATTCGCTGGACCACCTGTTATTTGCTTGTTTATAATTAAATTTGAATCTGCAAGATTTACACTCGAAATATTTTGTTTTGGTAATGTTGCAAATATTCCAGATCCATCAAGATTTTGAACAATGGGTGCTACAAGTCTAAATGGTGATGATGTAGATATACCTGAACCAAGAACTTCACCCCTATTAACTCCTGTATGAACACCAACAGCACCTAAAGTAAGTGTTTTACCATCAGTTGAAATATTAGTGATTTTATTATAAACTATATCTTCAAAATCTCCCCTTTGATAAGCGATTATTGCATCTGTATGAATACCAACCTTTGCAGCAAAATTACGATTATTAACAGTTGCAGTATTACCT